AGCCTATTTCTATTTATTTAATTATAGTGATATACTATCAATTACTATCTGTGATAGTTTGATTTGTGATCATAAAAGGTGAATAAAATGTCAGAAACGCAAGAGATTGATAATCAAGAAGAAACGCCCACAATAACTATAGAGCAGTTTCAAGAGCTTCAAAATAAGTTAAAAGCGGCAGAAGAAGAAAAAACAAGAATTTTAGAAAGTAAAAACCAGATATTAACAGAAAAGAAAAAAGCTCAAGAAACCGCAAGGGCGGCAGAGGAAGAAAGAGCCAAAAAGGCTGGTGATTATGAGCAGCTTTATAAATCGCAGCAAGAAAAAAATGCTGAATGGGAAAGCAAATACACTCAGTTAAAGAGCGGAATAGCTGAAAGTAAGCGAAATAACCAAGCTATGAAATTAGCTAGCGAACTAGCAGAAGGGTACAACGCTGAATTACTGAGCGAACAAATTGCAAAAAGATTAAAGTACACCGATGAAGGGTTAAAGGTTACAGACAATAACGGGCAATTAACCGTTTCATCAATAGAAGATTTAAAGAACGAATTTAAGAGCAGTGAAAGATACTCAGCATTGCTAAGAGGAAACCAATCATCAGGCGGCGGTGCTTCTGGTGGTAATAGTGGTAGTGCCACAGCAGAAAAAACAAAATCAAGAGCTGACTTTGGCAAGATGAATCCAACAAAACAAATGGAGTTTATCAAGTCTGGCGGCGGAATCTTTGACTAAACTAAGAGGCACTACAAATGGCTAACACACTAACTAACCTAACGCCTGATTTATATCAAGCTTTAGACACGGTATCACGAGAATTAACAGGCTTGATTCCTTCAGTAACGCTTGACTCAAGTGTTGAACGAGCAGCGGTAGGTCAAACTATACGCTCGTTTGTTACACCTGCATCAACGGCGGCTGATATCACACCAGCTCAGATCGCGCCAAATACCGGCGATCAAACCGTTGGCAATCAAAATATGACTATCTCTAAAGCTAGAGGCGTTCCTGTTAGATGGAACGGCGAAGAGCAAAGAGGTGTTAATTTTGGTGCAGGCTATAACAATATCTTGCAAGCTCAATTCACACAAGCTATGCGAACACTGACAAACGAAATTGAGACTGATATAGCATCATTAAATGATACTTTTTCAAGAGCTTACGGTACAGCAGGAACAACTCCATTCGCATCTACTTTAGTTGATACGGCTGAAGTTCGTAAAATCCTCGCTGATAATGGCGCGCCTTTAAGTGACATGCAGTTAGTTATAGACACTACTGCAGGCGCAAAAATGCGAACATTAACGCAACTAACAAAAGCTAACGAAGCGGCTGACGCATCTTTATTGCGGCAAGGTGTTTTGTTAGATGTTCACGGTATGCAAATTCGTGAGTCTGCGCAAATTGAAACACCTGCTTCTGGTACGGGTACAAGTTACACGTCAAGTACAGCAGGATTTGCAGTTGGCGCAACAACCATTGCTGTAATAACTGGTAGTGGAACTATTTTGGCTGGTGATGTTGTGACTTTTGCGGGTGATACTAACAAGTATATAGTGGAAACTGGTAACACTGCTCCGGGCAATATTGTTTTAGCTGCTCCGGGCTTGCGTCAAGCATTACCTGCTTCAGCAGTTGCTATGACTATTGTCGCCGCATCAACTCGCAATATGGCTTTCTCAAAGTCTGCTCTAGTGTTAGCTACTCGCGCACCAGCAAGACCGAGCGAAGGGGATATGGCTGAAGATGTGATGATGATAACTGACCCACGTTCGGGATTATCTTTTGAAGTTGCGCTATACAAAGAGTATAGACAGGTTCATTATGAAATTTCTTGCGCTTGGGGCTTTAAGAACTTCAAGCCAGAGCATACAGCTTTATTATTAGGCTAATCTTTCAGGGGGCTTCGGCTCCCTTTTATATTTAAATTAATAGGTGATGTATGAAGCTAGAGACGGTACTTATAGAAACCGATAGCGGCGCAGTTGTTATTAATAAGTCTGATTTTGACGAAAAAAAACACAAGCTGTTCAAAGAAAAGCCAGTTAAGAAGCAAACTAAAAAAGCTAAGTAATGACTGATTTTAGGAAAGACGTGCCAGAATCAAGAACAGTTGTTAATGGGATTTGGTCTGATATTTTAGATGACTGGTCTAGTGCGTTTGATAATAGACTACCTGTAAGATTAGGCGTATCGACTCTTGATTCTTTTTCTTCTTCAGGTGCGGCAGGAAGAGCATTTGCAAAAACAATTCCTTTGACTTTGAGTGCGAATGATACGCACAGTTTGTTTATAGAAAAAAACGCTAATATTGCCGTTAGATTTGTTAGAGCTAAAGGTTTATATATAGAAGCTGTAAGCGGAAATGTAAGTGGAACAATACTTTCTATCGATGAGTTTATTAGCACTAATGGTATTTTAAGTGACGGCTTTTTTGGTTCGATAGAAACTTACAGCGGAGCAACAGTAGGCGATGTTGTTCTAGGTGCTTCAGACGAGTTAACAGACTCGTTTTACCCCGATGGCACTTTTGTTGTTCAGTTGAGAAATGAATCAGAATCAAGTATTACAACTTTTTTATCTATAGGTGTGGAGCAAATATCTGACGCTGGGGTATATAGCGTTTTATTACCAACGACACAACTAGAATCAAGTACAGAAATGAGTGATTATAATGGCGCAAGTTAACATACCATCAAGCGGGCTTTGGTCTACAATATCAGCAGCATTAAACGCTATGTTTTCAGAGATATATGGGAGAACTGGCTGGGCTACTTACACAGACACAACCTACAGCGTCGGATCGCCGCTTACAGTCATTGCTGATACAGATACGGTTTTAGTAAATAATGCTGGCAGCAAAATTGAATCTCAAATACCGACAGATGTAACTAGTTTTTATGATGGTTCAGTTATAACAGGCAGGAATGGCGACAACATAGATTTAATGATTTATTTCAAAGCTACACCTTCAGCGATTAACCAATATCTTGACATATGGATTGATATAGGAGGTTCGGTAGGCGAGCTTTATAGACATACCTTTTCTTTTCCTAGGGGTTCAGGTGTTGAAAGAGGTGTTTTATATTCGATCCCTAGCGGATACACGCTCGATACGTGGGAGGCTAATGGCGCTACCGTTTATATTAGAACGGATGCTTCACTGACTCTTTACGGAACTACTTTTAATATAGATAGATCACATAAAGCGAGATAGCATGGCTTTAATAATTGAAGATGGAACACAAATAGCAAACTCCAACACTTATGTGAGTGATGCCGAATATGTAGCCTATGCCGCCGCCAGAGGTAAAACTATTGGCGCAGATGCAACAGCCAGAGAAATAGAACTAATCAAAGCTATGGATTATATAGAAGGGCATAGAGCAAGATTCAAAGGTGATAAGGTTGCTTCAACACAGTCTTTGCAGTTTCCTAGATCTAATGTTTCTATTGATAACTTTTATATTGATTCAAATGTTATACCAGACGAGTTAAAGAACGCTCAAATGGAAGCGGCGATAATAGTTAATGCTACTGAGTTATTGCAACAAGGAGAAGTTAAGGACGTTCAAAAAGAAAAAGTCGATGTGATGGAAAGATCTTATTTTAACGGCGGATCATGGACAACCATTAGGACTGATACTGTAGATGTTTATCTTAATGTATTGCTCAAAGATAATGGATTCGGGGTGAGTCGGGCATGAGCTTAGATTTATCTGGTTTAGCTACAAACTTGTTAACCGATTTAGGTTCAAGCGATTATGTAAAAATAGTTAGAGAAACTGGCGCTACCTTCGATCCTGTTGAGGGTCAAATAACAGGCGGCACTACCACTGATATTGATTGTGTTGGGATAGTAGTGAAGATAACCGATAGTTTGCAAAATGATTCGCGCGTTCAAGCTGGGGATAAAATGGTTTTAATTGACAAGGCTCAAACTCCAAAAATGACAGATAGAATTAAGTTTAATGGCAAAGCATACCAAATAGTTTTGATTGACGGATTTAATCACGCTGGCATTCAACAGTTTTGGAAGGTGGTTTGTCGTGGCTAGCCCTATATCAAGAAGCAGTATATTAAAGCCTGAAAGGTTGGGGCTGGCTTTAACTGAAGTGTTAAAAGACTTTGACAGCTCTTCAAAAGCAAAGGTTAATAGAGGTATAAAAACGGCCTTGGTTGAAGTTTGGGGAGGCATTATCATGGAAACGCCTGTAGATGATGGTTCAGCCAGAGGATCTTGGTTTATAGGCGAAACAGTGACCGATAAGATTGGCAAGAAAAGCAAAACTAAAGGCGGTAATTACGCGAAAAAAAGCGTTCCTAAAGACGTTTTAGGAACTAAGTTATTTTTATATAACAACTTACCCTATATTCAAACTTTAGAATTCGGTCTTTATCCAAAGAACCCAAAGAAAGGGACAAAAACAAGCAAAAAAGGTGTCACACCTGCAACTTATGAGATTAGAAGTAAGGGCGGTTTTTCAAAACTTGCACCACGAGGCATGGTTCGACGTAACTTATTAAGATTCCCTAAAGTTTTGAGGCAAATATTGAAGCAATTATGAGCTATCAACTAATCCAAAAAGCATTAATTCAAAGCTATGTTGATCTAGCTCTCGGTATTCCTACGGCATACGAAAATGTAGATTTTGATCCATCAGACGTAACTTACCTTAATTATGACACGCAAACAGGCGATTTCACTGACCAGTTAACCGTAACTGGCGCAACGAGTGGAGCTACAGGCGTTATATGTGCAGATGATGACAATGGTGTTACTGGGGTATTAGCTCTAATAACCACATCTGGAACCTTTGTGAACGATGAAATTATTACAGACACATCAACAGGATCAGCAAGTGTTAATGGCGCACCGTCAAGCAAAGGCGCTACACAATTCATAGATATATCAACAATACCAGCATCAACAGAAGTAATTACTAAAGATTCTCTTGATGAAGAAATAGGCGTGTATCAAATTAGTATTTACACGCGCTCTGGTACAAGTTCAAAGACAAGCTATGATTTAGCTGATACAATAGCTTTAAACTATAAGCATGGCACAAAACTAACTAGCGGCGCACAAAAAGTATTTATAAGTCGCACAAGTAGAAATGGCGGAAGGAATTTAGAAGGTTGGTTTATCATAGATTTATCAATCAATTACATAGCAGATTTATTAAGATAAGAGGGTTTTATTATGGCTGGAGAAATTTTTGCAACTGATGTCGTTTTGGCTGATGCCACTGGAACGATTGTTGGGCAGATGGAAGGAACAATTACTTATAACGGTACGCCTGTTGAAATCACAAACAAAGCTGACGGTGGTTTTGCCAGTACTATGAGTGGGGTTTTAGCTAATAAGAGCGTAACTTTTTCTGGCACTTGCGTTTACAATAGTGATGCACAATTTAGGGCTTTGAAAGCAGCAGCGGATAACCATACTCACGGCACGTACACAATTGATTATCCTAGTAACGCGACAACGGACGAATCAATCACAGGTACTTGGGGTGTGTCAGGATGGTCTGATTCAGCGCCTGTAAATGATAAACTTACTTGCTCGTTCACTTTGACAACTTCAGGCACTTACACAAGAACAGCAGCGGTGACATAAGTTGAAGCTCTGTTGGATTGAATATGATGTCAAGATGGATCTTGGCAGCATGAACAAGTTTCTCCAGATGACAGGTAAGGATCTATCTGTACTTCTTGTCTCTTACATTAATTCATTTATAAAAAGCGGAAGAGACGAGGGTAGTACTACCCTTGATAGACTTGAATCTTTAGGGCAAATAACTGATAGCGTAACAGCTTCTAAGGCGCTTCACTGCTTAATTGCAAATGATAGCGTTAGTTTAGATGATGTTCAGGACGGCATGTTTAGGTCTGGTTTAGTTGAGAATGAAGACTCGTGCGAAGATTGCCAGCCGTGGCCTTTAGTTATGGCTAGTGTTGCGTTTGAAATAAACGATCAAATGAACTCAATCAAAGGCGTTAAAAAAAAAGCGGATACTTAGGTCTAGAGTTTAAACCACTTAAAGGAGAGCCTTTTGATTTTTGGAGTTGGTGGAGTTTCTGCGTAAAAGAATTAAAAATATCACCCACCGAGGCTTGGAAGTTAGACTTTTGCGAAATAAGCAACTTAATAGATATTGATTTACATAGCAGTATAGATACTAGCCTTATACTAAATAAAAATAGAATCATTAACGGAGCTAGTAAAAAATGGCTACAGCAACAGAAAGCTTAATAGTAGAGCTAGACGCCAAGATCGATAAGTACATGAAGTCAATGGGTAAGGCTGACGGACAAAACAAAAAAACTGGAAAATCAATGGTTCAAGTTGGAAAGTCAGCCTTTGATATGAGTAAAAAAGTTGCCACAGCCGCTTTAGCAGTTAGCGCAGCAATCACAGCAATGGTAGTCTCCACAGCAAATCAAAGAAAAGAATTTGAGATCCTTTCCAAACAAGCAAAATTAACTGTAAAAGAATTTAAAGCTATTACATTCGCTACAAATCAAGCGGGGGTGAATGCTGAGCAATTTGCTGATATTTCAAAAGATATTGCAGACAGACTTGGCGAGTTTGCCGCCGCTGGTACAGGAACATTTCAAGATTACGCTGATGTTGTGGGTTTATCTAAGACACAGGCTCAAGAGCTGGCTATTGAATGGCAAAACCTATCAGGAGATCAAGTTCTTGGCAGAATGGTTCAAGGTATGGAAGAGGCAGGAGCAAGCGGAAATGAAATGACTTTTGTCATGGAATCAATGGGCAATGACGCTTCAAGATTGACCGACTTATTTAAAGATAATGGAAAAGAACTAGAAAAACAAAAAGACAGGTTTAATAAGCTAACAGAAGGGATGGAAATAACCGCTGCACAAGGCGAAGCTTTAAAGGAAGTCGCTGGCAACTATAAAACAATGACAACTCAGTTAGGTGCAGCCACAGACAAAATAAGCGCAACTCTCGCACCAGTTATCTCAGATTTTTTTAATGATGTAATAAGTATTGTGCCCCAAGCAACTCAAGCTGTTATTAATTTTATCAATACTTTACTTGATGCTAAAGACATAAACTCAATTGAAGATATAAACACACAATTATTATCCGTTGATGAAACACTGCAAAAAACAAAAAAATCTTATGATTTAATTAATGAATCCAAAGATCTACAAGTATTCGCTAATTCCAAATTGCTTGGAGGTAGCGACATATTAAACCAGCAAGCAGCTCAACATGCTGACGCACTAGAACGTCAAGCAGAACTAAAAGAGAGGTTGGTCTTTCTACAGGAAGAGGAAACAAGGCTATCTGATGCAAAAATATTAAAAGGCGGAGAGATAGGAGGTGAATCTGTCAAGCTACCTAATGGATTGACGCCAGAAGAAATGCAAGACGCTATGGCTTTAGAGCTTGAAATGATAGATGAACTCCATTTTGAAATAGTAGAAAAAGAAGAAAAATTGCAAGAGAAACTAATCAGAGCAAGAGAGAGAGCAGCAAAAAAAGAAGCTAAAGCAGTAAAAGACGCAAAAGATGACGATAAGAAATTTCAAATAAGTAAAATAAACAACGCTCAAGCATGGTCAAATATTGCACATCAATTAAATGACGCTTACTTTGAGGATAACAAAGCAGTCAGCGCAGGCTTAATTGTAGCTGATACCGCGCTAGGAATGATGCACCAATTCACAAGTGGAGATCCTTATACAGCATGGGCTAGAGCCGCAGCCGTAGCAGTCTCTGGAGCGATAGCGCTAGATCAAGCGACTAGCGCTCAAAAAGGTGGCGGGTCGATATCAGCTAGCTCTGGCGGAGGGGCGAACGCTTCAGATCAAAGGCAACCAGAACAAGAAACATCAAGACTAGAAGTGACAGAATCAAGCAATGAGGGATCTCAAGTATCTATAATGATGGACGGTGAAGAATTTATGACTGCTATAATGGGTAGGATGGAAGAACACCAAAGGCGGGGAAGATAATGATACTAACAACATCAAACGTGCTTACAGCCACGCCAACTATCACGAGCGGTTCTAGCTCGGATTTGCCAGTCAATTTAGTTGATCAAGATTTCAGTCAAAATTACACATCATCAGCTAACACTTTGACCGCTGAATTTGGCACAACAATATCAATTGATTATGTAGCAATTGCGGGATTAAATATAAGCTCAGGCGCAACTATAAATTTATACAATGGTTCAACAACTGTTGATAGCGTTACACTATCAAGAAACAATGTAATTGTATTTAGATTTGAGGCTCAAGCTTTTACAAACTTAAAAATATCAGTTACTAGCTCACCTATTAAACCGACCGTCTCATATGTTGCGGCGGGTTCAGGCTTGACCGTTCCAAATAATGGGGCTATAGCGGGTCATTCTAGGTCGTGGCTGAATAGAAACACAAAGACAAAAACGACAACAAGCGGCAATTCAGCGCCAACCGCAATACTTAAAAAACCAATGATAGAAAGAGGTTCTTTAAGTATTCCGAATGTTGATTATTTGTGGTCACATGATGAATGGCAAACTTTCTTAGATTTTGCTGATGAAAACTTATTCTTTATTAATGAAAATTCATCCATTCCAGAAAG